TAACCATCGCCCCCATCAACGGGGTTTTTGTTTTCAGCCCGTCGCACATCATTTGGCGACATCCAACCCCACTGGATAGCAGTCGAATACGCTCCATATCTGGCCGTGATGTCGCCACGCAGCAGGGCATCTACGTTGAAGTCGGCGAAAAATGCTGACCGCTCAGACGGCAACAGAAGATCACGTGAGAACGCTTGCTCAAATCTGACCAGCCATGGCCCCAGCGTGTGAACCACAAAATCCAACGACTGATGCTCGATATTGGTAAATGTGGCTCGTTCCAAGTCGGCGATCATATGCGGGGGGACGCGGAAAATTCGCGCAATGTCCGTCACTTGGAATTTTCGGGTTTCGAGAAATTGCGCTTCATCGGGATTGACGCCGATTTGAGCGTAGGTCATCCCTTCTTCAAGAATCGCCGTATTGTGCGATTTCGCCAGACCTTGATGGCGCGATTCCCATGATGTTCGTAACCGCCCATGTGCCTCAGTACTCAGTGTGCCAGGGTGTTGAAGAATCCCGCCTGGTCGGGCGTCGTTACCAAAAAATCGCGCACCAAATTCTTCGGCCGCCATTGCCAGCCCAATACCCTGACGGTGCAATTCGATGGGTGATAGACCCATAACGCCATCAGTTCCCAAACCACGAATATGAAGTACCTGATAATTTTGAAGGCGAACCGTTTCCCGACGGCGTTCGTAACCACCCGACCATCCCACATGAACATCATAGTAGAGTTGATTATCATCACCCCTGACGACGAACACCCGGTCTGGATGAATCGGCCACAACGATTGAACGTGTCCATCGTTGCCCCATACAATCTCGCAAAACGCATTGCCGCGCAGACATAGATGTACCATCAACAACTCGCGCAACTCAAATGACGTTAGCTCAGGGTTCGGCAGCGAGTGGAGTAGAGGATAAAGAGGGTGATTAATCGCTGGAGCTTTCCCATCGTCGCTCATCCGTTGGAATAGCATGAGGGGCAACTGTGCGACTGACTCAGCAAGGACACGCACACACGCATAAACAGCCGCCAACTGCATTGACCGCTCTGGTGTAACGGCAACGCCACTGGTAGTTTGTAGTGCCACGAGATGATGTTCCAATCGGTTGGATAGTTTCACCTCTCGCCTCTCAAAGATGCGCGTCAAATAACCCATATGTGACATTCTATGAGCCGACCACTTCCGCGACGGAAATGCGAGAGAGGTATTTAGCTATTTTGGTCTATTTGGGGGCAAATATGGGACGTTAACTCTGTTTAGAGATGTTGAGTGTAATGAGAAGGGGAGATTAAAACAGGGCGCGACCGTCGTTTTACGTCTTTTGCGTATCAGAGATTCTTGACGCACTCAGTGCGCCAACCACACCGATAATAAACAGGATTGAACCTGGCACAATCAGTACCAATGGGGGATAAACAAAATAGCAGCCGATGGACAACATGACCAAGCCAATAAAAGCTATTAAATCGTGAGAGTCAACTAATTTGAACATAGCGGCATAGTAACAGTTGAGCAAATGCCTGTCAAACGGTGAGAATCGGCCGATCTTCATAGACGCTACGTGGTTTTGGTTTGTGCAACCGCGCCCGTGCCAAGCTCATAATGAGTGCCACAACACCATCAATGCGCTCGATTGATTTTGATTTGTCGGGCTTGATGTTTTCGGCCGCATCCCGCACAATCACCACATTGTCAGCCATCCAGCGCAACACAGCGTTGTTGTTGTGAGCCAATAGCCCCGACATGACCAGCACTTCGAGTTCTTTCGATGGCGAACTCATCGAAGCGAATCCCTGCCCAAACTGCACAAGAAAATCGTCGCCGCCCATGTCCATCAATTGGGTTTGGATGCGCGTTGCGCCCCAACGGTCAAACGCAATTTCGGCTATATCAAATCGCTGCATGTCTGCATCAATGCGCGACACAACCCAATCATAATCAATCACGTTACCTGGCGTCGCTGTGACCAAGCCCCGCCTCACCCAAACATCGTATGGGACGCGATCCCGTCGAACACGTTGTAAAATGTTGTCGTCTGGTATGAAGAAATGAGGAAGAACAAGGAAACAATGATCAAGTGTAATCTCCTCGTCTCGTGCAGGTTCAGGCAATAACGGAGGAAAGACCAGCACCCATGCCGTCACATCCAATGTGCTGGACAGGTCCAGCCCACCAAAACAGCGGCGCCCATGCAACAATTCCTCATCAAATGACAGTCGCCCACACTTGTCCCACGCTTCACGTGACAGCCAGCGTGTTGCCACCTGCACCCAAGCATTGAGGTCCTTTTGCAGAAAATTGTTTTGAGAGGACGCCATCGCTTTGGCTTTCGCGGCCTGCTCGCGCATATAAGATAATTTTTTGCTGATGCCCAAGTTGGGATTTGCCTTTATCCAGCAACCTTCATCTTCCCAATCATCCTCTTTATCTAGCGAGAAAATCAGACCGAAAAACGAATCATCGTCAAGCGCACCACTGACAATCTGCTCTGTGTAGGTGTGCAGTTCGTAGCAGATAGATTCTCGATCAATGCCGGCTGTTGTAATGCCCAACATGAGCGGCTGGCGACGTGCGCCCGTGCCTGTTTCCAGCACATCCCACAATCGACGTGTTTTGTGGGCGTGAATCTCATCAACAATTGCGCCGTGAATGTTCAAGCCGTCGAGCGAGTCTACGTTTGCCCCCAACGGTTCAAACTTGCTGCTGTTTTCAGTGCTGTGTAAATTGTCTTTGAAGGTTCCCACACGTTTTTTTAGTTGTGGGCTGCGTTTGACCATCTCGATGGCGTCGCGGTGGGCTATCCTGGCTTGGTCCCGTTTGGTCGCGGCTGTGTAGATTTCGGCTCCGCTCTCGCCGTCGGCGATCATGAGATACAAGCCAATGCCTGCCGCGAGGGTGGTTTTCCCATTTTTTCGAGCTACTTCCAAGTACATCGTGCGAAATCGACGGGAGCCGTCGGCACGTTTCCAACCGAACAAGCTCCATAAAACGAACTGTTGCCATGGTTGAAGGACAATCGGCCGATTTGCCCACTCGCCCTTCCAGTGGCGCAGAAATGTATGAAAAAAGGCCACAGCCATTTTTGCGGCCGTCGTGTCGAAATACAGTCCTCGCTCGTGACCCGTTGCAAGGTCGTCAACATGACGTTGACAGGCTCGCTTGATGTGAGTACATGCTACCTGTGTACCTGATAAAACATCCGCTACATATTGATCCGCTTCAAACTTCATTCATATATCATTATGCCATTTGTTCTAATCTTTTGATCATCTATTTGTGAATATCTCTACGTCTGTTGACGATTGGTGAAACTCTCCTTAAAATGGCTGCAAGCCTAGTGCGGTTTAAGAGGAAACCCTCCCCCCCTAAAACTGGCACGAGAGAAACGCGACTGGAACAGCCCGCTAGGCCTAGGAAGGTGCCTGCCCCTCCCTCGACTTATAGGCATCAACCGCTGCTGTCCTTTATGGCATTTCCCTCCTGGTGTCTGGACAGCGCAGCCGGCGTTGCCTCCCCAGCGCGTCGGTTATTTTTTTATCACCCCAGCACAAGTATTCATGCTATAATGTCAATAGTTGTCCTCGTATGGTTGATGTAATGGATAATGCGTACTGACCTAACCTACACCCAACGCGCCGCAGACTTGGCCGCCCGATTCATGGGGGGGCAGCGATTGAGCGTGGGGGATATAGCGGAGGATTACAACATGTCCCATAGTGGGGCATACAGGCTGGTGGTGCGTATCAGTGTAGTCGTGCCAATTGTCCCAAATGGCGATTCTGTTTGGCGTTCTATTTGGAGTCTTGACGATGCCAACGAAACCTAAACGCCACTGTCATCATCCCAATTGTCCACAACTAACCAATATCGGCCGATACTGTGACGAACATCGCCCCCGTCACAAGCCCCGCGACTCGCGTCCATCGTCGGCGCGGCGTGGGTACGGTCGTCGGTGGCGACAACTACGCAAAGTGTTTCTTGATGCAAACCCATTGTGTGTCGATCCATTTGGGATTCATTCCCGACACAATGAGGTTGTACCAGCGACCGACGTGGATCACATCGTACCCCGTCGGCAAGGTGGCTCTGATGATATTGAAAATTTGCAGGCATTGTGCGCCTCGTGCCACTCACGCAAGACTACAGGAGGCCAGTAGGGAGGGGGGCAGAAAATGTCTGTAGAGTGGATCGTGACTGGGAAAC